CCCCGGAAGACATCCCGATCAGCCTGCGCGACGTGGGCATCGGGTTCTCCATCGGAGCCTTGTCTTGGCTCGTCCGCTACTTCTGCTCGATGGAAAAGCAGACCCTAGGCTTCATCGCCAGGCGTACGGCCACCGCCGGCCTGACCGCCATCCTCGTAGGCATGGCCACCAAGGGGTATTTCAACTCCGAGGGGATGGCCTTCGGTGCCGCCGGCGCGGCGGCTTACGCCAGCCCCGAATTGGTCGACTACGCCCTTTCTAGGCTTCGGAAGGGTAAGTAGTCACCCCTGACCCTGAAAAGCCTGCCACGGGGCGGCTAGGCGTCGTATTTGGTGCCTTGGTAGTACAAAGCCGCCCCCACCTTGCGAGGTTCGATGATGCCGTTGGTCACCATAGCCTTGATGAGCGACTCCGCCTGGTCCCTCTGGAGTTTGTGATCCGCCACCAGTTCCTCCAGCAAAGCCCCCCGGCTCAAGCGGGGCTTGGACTCAAAGTGCCGATACTGCTGCCCGACCTTGAGCAGCTCGAAACCGCCGGCCAAGGGGGCGACCTCCCAGAAGACTCGGTCGTCCGAGTGCTTCAGTTTCAGGACAAGGGTAGGCTTGCCGTCGGGCGTCCGCATTCCGGCTTCCTTGCCGCGCTTCGACAGGTTGAACGAGAAGACCGGCAAGTCCTTCGACTCCCGACGGATGTTCAGGACGGCACGGACGTAGTTCACCAATTCCGCCCCACCCGTACCGCTGTACATCATGTCAGAGAAGGTCTGGCCGTCCGTGACCTCCTTGGCCTTCGGCTTGCCTTCGTGGTGGATCAGGATGGCGATGCACCCCGTCTCCTTGAGCATCGGCTCCAGCAGGCCACGGCAGAAGTTTGTCACGTCGACGTTGTCGTTGATGTTGCCGCCGATGTAGGCCATCAGCGGGTCGAGGACAATGACGTCCAACTTGTGCCGGACGATGATCTTACGGGCGAGCTGGATGATATCCGAGCCGCGCTTCGACGATTCGTTGAAGAAGTGCAGGTGCTGCCTGACCATCGCCTTCTCGTCGTTGTTCAGCCTCATGCCAGACATGACCCCTTGGAAAGACTGGGCCATGTCGCCGACGTCGCCCTCGGCCTGGAGGACGCCCATCTTCAGGGGGTGCTTGGCCGGGATGCCGAACAGTTCTCGTCCGCAGGCCCACGACATGGCCATCTGCATGGCGAAGGAAGACTTGCCGATGCCGGACTGCGCGGTGATGAGCAGCGAGCCGCCCTTCTGCAACCAGCGTCCGTGGCCGATGACCGTATTCGGGTCGTTCAGGACGTCGTAATTCTCAAGGATGTCCGTCGTGACCTCCTCGGGGAAGTCCTGACCTTCCCGCCACGCCATGAACTCGTCCCAGTCCAAGGCACCGATCTTGAACGCCACGATCTTCTGTTCGTTCTCGCCGCGCATGATACCCCCCAGCCGGCTCCAGCGGGAAGGGTTCTTATTCTGCGGGTCAGGTTCGTGGTCCGAAAGGTAGTCATACACCGTATTACGGCGTTCCTCCCATTGCTCCTTGCTCTGTGCGTCGACACGCACCCAAGCGTGGACGGACTTGCCGCCCGAGTCGACGAGCAGGCTGATGGGCAGGTTGGACTGCTGAAAGATGGCGATCTGCTCGTCCTTGGCCTTCTTGTCGAACTCGACCAAGACATGGCGGTAGGCCGACACCGAATTGTCCGTGCCGGAGAAGTCGTCGGGCGTGAAGGGGTTGATACGAATCCAAGCCCCAGACTCCGTGCCGGCGAACTTCGACGCCCCCACGGCTCCGGGGCCGAAGAACTTGGTGATCCATTCGGCGCGGGTCAGGAAGATGCCCTTCGACGCCGGGAACCACTTGCCGTCTTCGGTCTGTCCGGCCTCGTTGGTGATGCAGATGACGTCCTCGTCCTTGAAACAGTTCAGCAGCACGTCGGCGGTCGTGAACGGCGTCTGCACGTCGACCAGCTCGGCCACCCGGTTCGGGTCGAAGACGAAGCGACCGTTCGCGCCGACCCTGCGTTCCTTGCCGGTGACGAGCCAGCCCTTCTGGCGTTCGTGCGGCTTGACGTAGGCGTCGTTCAACTTGTGCCGCAGGTCTTTCTCCGACCAAGGGGGCGAGCAACGGGCGTTGAACTCCTGAAGCAGCGACCAGGCGTCCGACCACGGCAGGTCGAAGCCGTTGGCGAGAATGCTGGCGGCGCGGTAGGTGGCCGGGTGTCCGCCTTGGCCAGCGACGGCGGCAGGCAGTTTGGCGAGATAGGCTCTCGCCCCGGAAATGCGATCTTCGGTGGTCATGGTGGCTCTTTGACTTGTGGACGCCTATTTCCGCTTACGCAATCCTTTAAGGAAGCTCGGCTTATATTTCTTCCATTGGTAACGGGCGGCGTAACTGATCTTAAACGTAGGTGCGTTGTCACAGGTCAGGCCGACCACGTTGAAATTAATCCATTCCGCGCTGTCCTCTTCCGACTCGTTCATGTATCTCATGTGTACTTCGATGAGCCGGTAGTACGAGTAGATCAGGAAACCGTCCTTCGACGTCCCCACGATGGCGTCGTCGAACCATTCGGCCGGCTCGATGCGGATTGCGTCAGGATGATACTTTGCCATGAATGAAATTGATGCGTTCGCCGATCCAGCGCATGACGGGAACTGCCATGCTGTTACCGATTGCACAATATCTTGGCGCGTCGCCGCAGTCTTCCTCGGACTTTCCTTTGTAGGGTATACGGCTCCAATTGTCAGGGAATCCCTGCAAGCGTTCGCACTCGACCGGCGTCAGCCTGCGAATCGTGCGCGGATGGATTGCGATATGCGGATTCTGGTCTCCGCTGTCTGTCGACAAGGTCGGGAAACTATCTTCCGATGGATTGGAGCCGCCCTGCCGGCGGATATTGCCTGGCTGAAAGGCCACCGGCTTCGTAATCATGGTTAGCTGATCGCTCCGGCTCCAGTCATGGCTGGTCGTCTCTAGGGCGAAAGCGGTGTTTGCGTCGGAGTATGATCCGAAGATTCGCTCTCCGCAACGGCCTTCAACGCCATCTTTAGCACGGGCGGTATGTTCTTTTTTCGACGCTCCCCCCTCTTCAGAATCCCCGCGCAGGCAGTCGGACTCAAATAGTACCGCTGCGGCAGGTCTCCAGTTTCCAAGATATCCGACAAGAAAGACTCTTTTACGACGCTGGGGCGTTCCGAAATATCTTGCGTCGAGGACTCGCCAGGCGAGCTGATACCCGACTTTAACCAGCGAATCTTGGAAGGCTGCGAAATCAAAACCCCCGCCGCTGGATAGGACGCCCGGGACGTTCTCCCACAAAATCCATTGAGGACGAATTCGTTCAGCCAGTCCTGCAAAGGCAAGTGCGAGTTTGCCGCGCGGATCATCCAGTCCTTCTCGCTTTCCTGCGATTGAGTAGGACTGGCAGGGAGTTCCTCCGACCAGAAGGTCAACTGCTCCTTGTTCGATAGGCCACTCGGCGTGTTTGGTGAGGTCGCCATAATTAGGTACGTTAGGGAATCTGTGTTTGAGGATGGCTGATGGGAAAGGTTCAATCTCGGAAAAGCCGACGGGCGTCCAGCCCATTTGGTGCCAGGCTACCGTGGCGGCTTCCATGCCGGAACATACGGAGAGGTATTTCATTTCCCATAGAAATACTTCATCTGGATACGGCGTCCATCAAAAAATCTCAACCGCAACTGTTTTAGTTCGCCGGCCTTGACCAGCTCCAGAACCCATTCCCGCGCCGTCGTGCGGTGAACCTTCCATTCCTTCTTCAACTGATCCAAGTCCTTGAAGCCCTTCGGGACTTCGTCGGCCCCCTTGGACTTGAGTTTGTAAAGTTTCTTCAGGACTTCTTCGGTTTTCATACGGGGAGAATCCATTCGTCTTGGCCGTGGGGCTGCTCATGCACCCACGGGATGAGTTTCTCGTCGGTATAGTAGCCGAATACCATGCCTTGCGACCAGGCGAACGTGGCGCGGCGGGTATTGGCGTAATCCATAGCCCCCCGGCGGGTCAGGGTGCCGACGCTGATGCCCGTCGGAGTATCGTCCCGTCGCCCGGTCATGCGACCGACCTTGTGCGTATGGGCGAAGATCACGTTGCCGTACATCTCGGCCATGTCCCGGGGTGCGTTTTCCCCGTATACGGTGCCGTGGGTGAACTTGTAGTTGGCCAACTGGAACGCCTGCCAGATGCCTGTGTACTCGATGAAGAGGGCTTTGCGTTTACGGCAATGCTCGGTGATGTCGTTGATCAAGCGAATGGCATAGCCGGAATAGACCTCGTCGTCCGAGGCGGCTTCGCGCCACAGGCGTACCTCATGGTTTCCGGCCAGCACGACGTTCGGGCGGAGCTGGTCCAGAAATTTAAGCCCCCCTCCGATATCGGGTTCGACGGCGTCGCCCTTCCCCCGCGCCGACGACATGAACGGGGTCATGTCCACGAAGTCGCCTAGGTGGACGGTCATGTGGGGCTTCCACCGTTCCTTGAACTTGAGGACGCCCTCGATGGCCTTCGGATCGGCGTACATCCCGTGGGAGCAACCGACCGCCATGAACCGTTTCCAGCCCTTATTGATGTTCATTGTTATTCTTAGGCAGGTGTTTAGGGGGTCGCCCGATGCCAGACCAGATGAAGGACACCTTCATCCGAGCGGCGGCTTCTTGCACGGCACGGATGCTATACTCGTAGGCATAGGCTGTCTCCTTGGCGGTCAGGCCATGCTTGATGCCCTCTAGGACGGCCAGCCTGGCCGGCGGACGCCCGTAGCAGTTGATTTTCTGGCGGCTCATCGGTTGAGCAGGTTGACCGCCTGGTGATCGCCGTTGTGCAGTTCCCAGAATTCGACGTTCGACCGGCGGAGAGTCGGCAGCACGGTGCGCTTCCACTTGGCCAGCTCGGCGTCGAACTCGTCCCGGCTATAGGCCACGAACTCGGGATGCTCGACCCTGCCCCCGTCGAGGATGACGAGCAGGGCGTGGCAGCGGCGGGGCATCTTGTGGGTGTACTGGGTCAGGTTGATGGGAGGCTTTCTCATGTGCGATGTTTGGAGGGTTTGAGTTTAAGGTTAAGGTGTCGGGCGGCTTCGTAAAGGCTGGCGCGGCGGTAGCCGTACTTGGCCTCGATGTCGGCGTAGGTCAGGCCGGCGGCGTGGGCTTCGATGACCGCTTGTTTGATTTTGCCGTAGTTGTCTCTTCTTGAGGTTGCCATTTGTTCCAAGGTTGGGCCAGCAGTTCGTTCCAGCGATCACGGTCGGCCTTGTTCACCCGTGCTGCCAGTCGTTTCTCATGGGGGGTAAGTTGCTTCAAGCCTGGAAGCATAATCTCAGGCCGACGCTTCCTCACGGCTGCTTGCCCTCCTTGGCGGACTTCCATGCGGGGACGGTTTCTGGGTAGCCCTGATACATCAGGCGTTCAGCCATCGCATCCCCTGCCTTGGTCAGCCGCTCGACCTCGGCCTTGAGGCGGGTGCATTCGGCGTCCAGCTCGTTGCACATCTCCTTATAGCGGACGAGGTCGGACCGAGCCTTGACCATCTCCCCCC